GCCTGACTCGCGGCATTGTTGGCCATGTTGCCGTAGGTGCTGGCTATGCGATCCTGGGCGGAGTTCATGTCTTGTGCCGCGCCGTTCATCTGGCGCACGCCAAGATCGGTCACATCGGATCGACGCGCCCATGTCTGGTTATCGGCGTTGCGGCGCTCTGCTTCTCGGCCGGTGGTGATATTCCCGGCTGCGGCAAGGGATTGCGCCACGGAGTTGCGGGCGGCCATTGCATCGGCGCGGCCAGAGTTGGGATTGATGCCCATGCGCTGCATATTGCGCAGGCGGGCGTCTTCGGCATTGGCGAATTGAGTGGCTACGTCGGTGGATGCGCGGTTAGTGACGCCTTCAAGGTCAGCAATGACCCCCTTCTTGGCGTCAGCGACCATCTGATCCTCAAGCCCGCCGTACTTTTCCTTGTAATCAAGGTATCGCTGGCGCTGGAACTTGAACATTTCCCGCTGGAGCGCAAGTTGTTCCTTGGCGAGTTTTTTGGACGAGCGTGATCCGGCGATGCCGCCGATAAGGGATGCGCCAGTAAGGGTTGCCGATATTGGGTCAAGCATGATTGCGACCTCTTGAAACAGTGAGGTCTAGCTTTGGTGGCCCAAGGTCGGGCCGGAAACGGTGTTATATGTGTAGTAGTGTTTCTGATGGCGATATTATCACCATCACAGCGAGTCGTCATTATCCGCAACATCAAGCTGCATCAGCGTGTCGATCTGGGCATCGACAGCGATGCTCCCGTAATAAGTGTCATCGTCGCTACCGCCGGCCTGATAGAAGATCTTGTAGACAACGGCAAAACGCAGGCTTTGCCCGCTGGCATAGCCAAGGAGCTCTTGGTCATCCTCAATGGTCAGCAGAACCTCGTTACTTGCCGGAGTCTCGGAAAATACCTGGAAGGCATCGACATCGCCACTCCCTGTGTTCTGCTTGGCCGTTACCTCGTCAGCGCCTCCGGTCAGCTCGATCTTGGCAAGGTAGGTCGATGGAACCCCGGATGTCGCTGAACCAGCGTTGTATTCAGATGATGACAGCGACTGCCATTGGTTCAGGATGTACACGGTCATGTAGCTGCGCGCATACCCGTTGCTGGAAAAAACATGGTGCGCGCTCGGAGCTGTCACCTTGATCCGCATGGCCACAGCCTTGGTCTTGCACCGATACTTCGTTGATGAATCCGAATAGTCATACGGAACAATCCCGGCGTAATACCCTGTCTGGAAAAACGCAAACGGCCGGGAATAGCCGGAACCAAGGATAAGCCTTCCGCTGCTCCAGGATGCTGTCTTCCGGCAACCTGATGCGTAGCACAGGAAGTTGTCGTATTCCGGCATGGCCGGGGTGATCGGGGGATCAGCCTCGTCAACCCAATCTGACGGAGTAACCAGCGTCCGGATGGAGAGGTTGGTAATTTCCGCTCGGGTGAGTGTTGCGGAGTCAGCGAACAGGTCATCGGCGGAAATATCGGCCCCAGACAGGATGTCCACGTTCATCTCGATGTTTTCGCCATCGAAGCGCAGATACCGGCTTCCGCCCGACAGCCCGGTATTGATATGCAGGCGCGGCGATCCTCCGTCCATGCCTATCCAGAATCCGGCGTCGTCGTCGGGGTTGCCGTACTCGCTGAACCCTGCCCACAACTTGCTCAGCAGTTGCACGTTCGCCAGCAGGTTGCCGGTAGTAATCTTGTCGGCCACCAGATCGCCGATCTTGGCGCTGGTGATGGTGGCGTCCTCAATGTAGGCGGTGTCGATATAGACGGCCGGATTCCCGTCAGGGTCAGCGCCTATCACAAACGGAACGCGCGCATCCGCAGCCACGCATTGCCACACGATGTCGCCGTCGTTTACGGTGTCGCCAACCGATGTTGGCCAGGTGGGTTCGTCGCCAGCCGTCCGTCCGCCGTCAATGCACGCATACTGATACCCGTTCGGCGTTGTCGGCCTGACGTACTGGTATGCGCCGTAGGGTGTTACCGGCTTCCAGGTCGAACTGGTCATCAGGTCGCGGACGTATGTCGGGTCATATCCGGTTGCGCCCTTGGTCCCGGCCGAAGCATTGAAGTCGCCGCGAACCCCGGCTGTTGATACTGCCCTGGCCCAATAGTATTTGGTGGACCCGCTTCCAACCATGTCCACATAGGACTCGACGGCCGTCTCCTGAATCTTGACCGCCTGCCCAACATCATCCACAGACGCGCGCCACAGTTCCGTGTGACTGTAGTTGGGGAACACCGGATTTCGCCACGAAATGATGATCGACGCGAGTGCGCCGTCTGCACGAATGTCGGTGACTTTTGGCGGGGTAGTAAGGTTTCCGGAAGGTGGGCGGATGTACGGCCCGTCGCGGTCAACTACGCCAGCCTTCACGAGGTCATTGGCGCTGACAAGGCGGGTGCCGTCGCGTCCGAAGATGTACTTTTCAATGATCTTCTGGGCGGCGATGAACCAGTCCTGCGCATCCTTGGGCACACTGGTGGGTATGCGCGGCAACTGAATATCTCGCCCGGCAGAGGTTACGCTCTGCTGAGCAGAGAGTAGCGCCGGAGTGACGGACCCCGAGGACATGATTGTCCCGGCTGACGCCACCCATTGCCCGGATTGCGTGATATTGGCCTGAATGGAGGGGCCGCTGCCTCCTGCCGCAGATACCGCGCTGACACCCTGAGACAGCGTTGCCTGCCCGGCAAAGGCGTAGACGGCGCCGGACGACGCAACAGACGCAACCAGTTGAGCGGCGGCGGCTGTACCGGTGTTGATGACGTTTCCAATGCCGATGCACAGCCCCACGGACTGCGTTCCACCGGGATTGATGACCGTTCCTGTAGCGGAAGCCGACTGCCCGGATTGCGACAGGGAAGCCGAACCCTCGAAGTCGGCCATGTTTTAGCCCGCGCTGACGGTGTAGGTCATGCTGGTGACAGCCACGCTCGCCCCGGAGGTGATGCTGGTGCTGCCGAGGTTGAGGTCGCAACTTGCTGTGCCGACGCTGCCGTCAAAAACGGCGGTGCTTCCGTCCGACTTCAGCGCCCGGAACCATGTCGCGGTGCCGGTAGCATTGGCACTGGAGTCCTGCGTGATGCTGTTCATAGTCAGCACGCCGCCGGATGCAGCCGGGGATGCGGTTGCATTGAAGCGCAGCTCAGCCAGCAGTACTTGCGTTGCGATGGCGGTATTGGCGTTGGCAGGCTGCGTGCCGTCGTAGATGCGGAGATAGCCGTTATCCAGCAGGTCAGACAGGGAGTCCGCCTGCGCGTTTACGGCAGTCGTGGAGATTTTCAGGTTGTTGGCCATAGAGGCGCCTCATGATGATCATGGGGCACTCTTGCGCCGGGGTTATGACTGTTCGCGTGATGGTATCACGCCTGCAATTCGGTAACAGTTTCAGCAATGGCTATCTCGCGCACGGTGTCTGTGCCTGTTACCTGTAGCTGCCAGTTGCGCTTGCGGCCGGATCTCGGCATCCGAATGGGTGCGGCTGATGTAATGGCCTGGGTGTGATGCGTTGCCCCGTCAGCCAGGACAGTCAGCGTCAGGCTTGCATAGCCGTCGGCCAGCACTCTCGCCGCTGTCATGGACGCCGGACGGTCAAGGACAACCTTTTTCGACTTCCAGGTGAGCGATGCCGGGGAGTTGCTGTCGGCATCAAGGCGGAAAAGATTCTTGCTGCTGTCGATCAGGTACAGGGTATCCGTTTGCGGATCTCGGTATCCGGCCACATAGTACCCGCTGATGCGGATAAATCCGTCCTCGGGATGCAGCGGGTCGAAGATGACGCCGCCCTTGTTGCTGTTGTCGGTGTACCAGAAGAAAACGTACTTGCCGCGGTGCTGGTAGGCGTGAATGCTGGATGGCGTCATCGCTCCCCATTCGCGGCTGGTGATGATGCCTTCGGTGATCAGCCTGGCACTGCTGCCTGACGCCATGACAAGGCCATTTGGGCTGGCGTAGATGGCGAACATGCCCATGCTGACCATCGACCGAGCGGAAACGCACGCCTCAATGATCGGGAGCTCCTGCTGGCTCATGCTGGCCGGGTCGATACCGGTAATCATTACCGGCCTGCCTTTGGTCCCGACGATGATGTAATTGTCGTAGTGCCCAATGCCAACAATGTCATTGTCGCAAGTGAGTTCGTAGTCGCGCGGCCACGCATACGGCAGGAACGGCTCGCTCAGGCAGATGATCTTTCCGCTTGCCGCGTATGCCACGCCATAGGCGGTCAGGCCCAGACAGGTCATATTCTCGCGCGGCTCGTTCCAGTTGATTGATGGCAGCGTTTCCGAGAGCTCCGACGTATCCAGGGTATCCGAGTAAGGCAAGACGTAGGACGAAGCTATCTCGGCCACGAACAGGTATTCCGCGTTGCCGCTGGACCCGGTTGCCACCCGATAGATGCGGAACTTTTCAATCTCACGGCCGGTGCTGGCTGAAACATCGACCACCAGCCCAGACAGCGCAACCGTGGCGCCGCCAGCCGGACAAATCAGGATGTTTGATGGCGGGGATGGCGCAGATTCCCCGCCCAGATTGCCGGCCTCGCCCAGCTTGCTGACGTAGGTGTAAACGTATGCCCGCGCCTCAGTCGCCACGCCTTCCGTGGTGCCTGAGGTAAGTGATGCAGTGATGGCGGTAGTCGGCTTCGGTATGCCCAACTTGTAATAGTTGTTCGGGTACTCGGTTCCGCCGCCGGAGCTGACAGCCGGGGTGTAGGAATAGCACAACGCGCCGCCCATGCGAGAATCGCCAGACCAGTAAATGCGGCTATAACTGTCGTCAGCAATAGGCGAGCGAATGACAGAAACAGCGTCCTGAAACCGGAGCCAGTAGTCATTGTTTCCGACGCTCCATCTGTGAATGGCGTTGATATTATGCCCAGTCAGCGCAAGCGATCCATCCGACGCCATTCCGTACTGCGGCTGGAGAGCGCCAGAGGATATTCGGCAATTGATTGCGCTGACGGATGCGTTGTCTGGTAGCAGCGACTGGTTTATTCCGGGCATTTCCCCAGAAAACCTGTTTATTTTGATCCGCATTCTGCCCCCATTCGCTTTAATCCGAGCAGTTGATAGGTGATGATGGAGACGCTACGGCCGCCCATCGTCAGGGGCTTCGTACTCGCTGACTTTTTCAGCGCTGAAACATCGGCCATTCTCGGCCTGCATGGCAGCGAGGTACTCACCTGCCTCCGCAGGGCCGATCGCCTCAAACGTCATTTGCTCGCCCTGCTCATTCAGAGCCGGAACGAACTTGCCTTCGACCTCTACCAGCAGCTTATAAGTAATCATGGTGCGACATACCCCTGTGCGTTAAAATAGACGGCCCCAGCGCCAGAGGCAGTGAGTGTTACAACCTCCAGCAGAGTGGCTGAAGACGACTTCAACGGATTTTCAAACTTAAAATTCGTTAATGGAATGCCCGTGGTGGGTACCTTAATACACCATAACACTGCACCCCCAGCACCATTACGGATGACAAATTCGGTAGCATTTGTCACCGGCTCAGCTTCAAGCTGAATTGATGTCAGATAATTACGGTAAGGAGCACCAGCCGCAGCCTTGATAGTGACCGCCGTGACATCATTCAGAATCCCACCGGAAGCTGCCGCATAGCTCCACTCATTCTCAGGGATGCTATGTGAGCGAACAATCATCTTCCCATCGACTGTGCCGATGGGGCGTACTATCTGCCCGTTACCAACACTAACTTTGTTGGATGTCCGTGCTTCAAGGCCGATGGTTACGGGGTTGCCCCCAGCCGCCGAACTTTCCGCTACTTGCCCCCATAGAATAGCGGCCTGTGCCGAAGGGGTATCTTCAAGGCTCAGTGCGTAAGCAACCGACACCGTTCCTGAACCATAAACAGAAACCCGTGCACGGAAGTATTTAGCGCGCTTGGGGAGCTGCATTTGTGCAGCAGCCGTGGTGGAACTAGCTACTACGGCCCCTAACGTACTGGCGGAGCTATAGTTTGTGAAGTTACCCATCACTGGGGTCCACCCACTTTGATCATTGCTGCACTCGTAAATGATCGTGCAGCTAGACCCCGCGCTCGTAACCTGCAACAGCACCGACCGCCAGTTAGTCATGTCAACCGTGAACAGCACGGAAGCGGCTGACACAGACGCGGTGAATACCGCGCTGTCTTGCTCAGAGGTCATCACAGGCCCAGGAACTGATGACGAATTGACAGACATTGGTTCGTCAATCCCCGACAGCACAGCCTTCCATCCGGTTGCCCCGGAAATCCCGGAAACATTCAGCCTGACCGATCCGATGGGCTTGTCGATCATCACCGCGTCAGCGGTGGCAAGATTGATGGATACCGCGTTCCCATAGGCATCCTTCATCGCCAGATAGCGGCGGCTGCCACGCCCCTTGACGTATACCTCTACCGTCCCTGCGGTGAAGTCTCCGCCGATCCCCACAATCGTCAGCAGATTTCGATTGCATGCTCCGTCGGCAAGAATCTCAACTCCTGACCTATCAGTGGCATCATATTCCGCCGTGTTTTTTTCGCTGGTGATTCTGCTCATGATCAATTCTCTCCGCTAAGCCTGTCTTGTTCAGTGCATTGGTCTTTGCTATCGGCCGCTTGGCCAAATCAACCCATAGGTCGGAGCCTTCTTAGGCGTGGCCGGCGTCTGGATGACGGTTGCCCCGGTGGAGACTTTTGCAGTCTTCATCGACGCCTTTGTCTCGATCACAACGTAAGTTGGCATGGCTTAATCCCACCGAATCAGAACAGAACTGTATTGCTGCTTGGCCATATCCGAGTAAGACGCCGCAGCACCAAGCGCAAGATAATCCACGCTGCTGTAGATGGCGGTGGCGACTACCCCGACGCCAAAATCTGCTCTTGCAACTCCGAGCAACGCAGTAGGAACCCACGCCTCGCGCTGAACCGTCAGGCAGGAGCCGGTGAATACCGGGGTATTCACGCCATTGGATAGGCTGACGCCGGATGCGGTCGGGTACGGGATGGGGATGCAACCAAATGACGTAGTGCTTTTCGTCATGGCCGTGTAGTCGATGGTTTCGACAGTATGGTAATTGCCATCTGTCGAGCGCGACCAGAACAGGCCGACAGCAGTCGGGTTCCCGTTGTCATCCCTCGACCGTTCCAGCGCCAGCACTTGCCCGGCCCCGGATTGAGAGCCGGTATCTGAAGGCCACATGGACAGCACGAGGCAAGAGCCATCACCCGAACCGACGTAGCTGTTTTTGGTGGTTGCCGTCCAGATGTAGTTGCCGCCCGCAATAGTTGACCGAGAAAACAACTCGCTGGTGATGGTGCCTGAACCATCTGCCGCCTTTCCGACCGTCATCCACAGGCAGGGGCGAATCGTGCCTCCAGCGAATGCCCCATATTCGATCTTGAAGAACACAGGGACAGTTGCTTGCAGGGAGTCATTGAAACGGTAGACCTCGAATCCTGCCGATGCGCCACTGGTAGCCGGTTTACTGACGGTTGACCAGTTGATTTCGCCAGCCTGCGTTACCTTCACAAACAAGGCTTGCAGAGCATTGGACAGCGCAGAACCCCATGCGCGAAATGCCGCATCGGTTGAAAGATCAGGGGTGCTGGAAAAAATCTGTTTCGACATGCTTATTCCTCCGGCATGAATGCGAATGTTGTTGTTATTGACCTGTCAATGATGTCGTTATTCTCGACAACATACGCAATGCTCGTCGTCACTGGATACTCATTATTGAATCCATTTACCGCCCTTGGGATTGAGGATGAAAGCATTGATGAGGTCGTGACGAACTCAAACAGGCATCCGGCATTATCTTCAGGGTATCTGCCCACCAATCGAGAGGCATCAATAGCGCAGTGCGCAGCCGTATCGTAGAGCCTGACCCGTGCAGGATGATTTGTGGTTATGGTCAGGATTCCAAACGCGGTGGCCATCTCCACGGATCCCGTCTCACGGGCCATCGGGGCCAGTAGCGCCGTGCTGAATGTCACGGACTGGCGCTCGATGCCAATGTTCTTGCGTGCCTGCCGCTTCTCTGTTGCGCTGAACGACTGAGCTGCGTCAGCCCTAACCCTGTTTGCCAGCGCTGTTGCTGTGGATGTCGCAAAGTTTGGATCATCCCCCAGCGCAGCCGCCAATTCGTTAAGCGTGTCCAGGGTGCCTGGTGCGGAGTCAACTAGACTGGACACCGCTGTCGATACCGCCTGGTCTATGTACTGCCGGTCATCAATGGTCACGGTCAGCGTTTCACCGGAGAACGTTGCATTGACGCTGCTGCCAGTGAAGTTGATTGTCTGTGTCGTCGGCGGAGTTCCGACGTTGACTCCCTGATTCTGGAACTGGATGCTTGCGCCGATCACAGCCTCGGAAAGGTCGTGCAGCGGGCAGGCATCCGGAGGCATGGAAAAGGACTGTTTGAAGACGACAACTCCGTTCATATCCCAAAGCGTGCAGACGTGATAGGTAGTTTCGTCGTCCGGCTTCAGGTCGAACGCGACAACGCCATCCTCGTCTGTTGCGGAGCGCATCAGATACAGCACGTCAACCGGAGGGTACTGCTCAGCCATCACGGCCCGCTTGCGGTCGATCTGCACAGCGCACCCTGCAAGCACCCCAAGACCAAGGCCGTCAGATGATACCGTGAGCGTAAAGGTGGTCATCGCGGCCTCACATGAACCGCGCCTTGGCGCGAATCTTCTTGTTGTCGGTTAGCCCTCGCGCAGCCATGTCGGAGGCTTTGGCCATTCCGGAATTGAAGTTTTGCGCGTGGTAGCCAGCCAAATCCGGATTGCTCCATGCGACGCCTGGCATAGCCATAAGTCGCGCCAGCGCGCCGGAGGATGTCTGATCAAGGAATCGCTCAAAGATTCCCCCATCCACACCGCCGGACGCCTGCGACGGGCACAGGGCGGCAAGGATGCGCACAACCATGATCTCCTGCGGTATCGGGTTCAGGATAATGGTGGCCTCGTCCGGCTGTAGGTAGCGCGATGGCTGGCCTTCCAGGTCTCGCCAGTAGTTTGCCTCGGCGTCCAAGTCTTCCTGCCTGGCGGCATCAATCAGACGGTCGCCACAGCGTACATTCAGGACTGAGGACACAACGGTATCCGTCGGCGGAGCAAGCTCGTATTCGTCGTCGCCGACCACGGTGTTAAACGCGTCCAGATTGACGCGCAAATAGCGGGACTGGCGGCAGAACTCAATGCACGCCTGCCGAACGGCCAGCAGAATCATGGGCGACGGGCAGTCCGGAACATGCGGCTGAACATGATCAAGCCATTGCGTGTAGGCGACATTGGTCATTTGGATGCACTCCCCATCGCCACGGAATCACCTCCAGCCTTCAGCCCCAGCAAGGACTGGAACGCTGAAAACTGCGCTTGTGCTGCCTGATAGTTTGGGCTTGACTCGTCATCGCCACCCCAGAGCCGGTACAGCATGAAAGCCTGTACAGCGGGTGCGTAAAAATCATCCACCGGGAATGTGTCGCTTGTTGCGGTGATGGCCGTCAGTTTTTTGACGTAGGTCAGGATGACGCCAATAGTCGGAGACGCGGCCACCGGAGGGTAGACCCAGAACTCACGCGGAACGCGGTCATCGTGGGCATATTCCCGGATTTCCGTCTGCCCTGTCGCGTTGTGCCATGTCGGCATGGATGCGTCCAGGGTGTCCAGCGATACGCGCCGAATAGCGCGACCTGTGGATGACAGGCCATCCTCGCCAGCGTTGCGGATGATCCGAATCAGGCGCGTGCCGTCCGCGGGTATGGACTGCTGCGTGCCCGGAGAAAGAGTAGCCGATGCGGTTGTTGCGGCCGCATCAGGCCGGACCGAAACGAGTGCGCGCAATGCGTCATTCAGCGCCGGAATCAGGTGCGTAGAATCAGACCACGTTACCGAGGACGGATCGTTGAGTGCATACCTGACCTGGGCCAGAACGATAGAGCATTGCATCGCGCGCCCTCATGGCATTACTGCATGTTTTTCAGTTGCTCGGCTTCGGCCTGAGCCTGCTTGACGCATTCAGCCAGAGCCATCCGGATCATGCTGTTTGACGTTTCACGGGCCACGGCGACATCAATGCCAAACTCCTTCTTCAGCAAGTCAGCAATCGCAGACTTGCTGTTGGCCGGAACCTGCAATACATCGCGGGCGAACGCAGCCAGAAACCTGCCGTCAACGTCATTGGGATTGACCAGATGCAGGTTATCGAACTTGTCCGCATACGGGTCTTTCTTGCTGTCGTCGGCGCTGGGGCTGTCATCTTCAACGACTTCAGCCCCGTAGACGCGATACCCTTCCGTGATAGCCAGCAGACGGCCCAGATAGGGCGAGCCGTCAGGGATGTCACAGACATGGGGCGCGTAATCTTCGTCGGACTCCGGCTTGAAATGGAATCGTGTAACCTTCGGCGGATAACCAAACTCAATGTGTGATCCGCCCTTCCGCTTTATCAAGCATTCGACTTTCATGTTGCGCTTACTCCACCTTCTGCTTCGGGCGGGCGCGGATCAGCACGGCCATCTTGGCGTTTGCCGCGATGGACTGGCCGCCGTCGGCGCTGGTGGTGATTTCAACGCCAATGGCCTGCTCGCTGGTGCTGACGGCGTAGCCGGTGGCGCCAACGGTGTCGGTCCGCTTGATGGCGGCCGTGGCCAGAGAGCCGGTGGCAATCACGACGGACGAGACGGCCGTCGGGCTGTCAACGCTGTCGAGAATGCCGACATTGCCCGCGCAGTTGGTGCCGCAGGCGGCGGTGTCCAGCACGATGTCGGTGATGGCGTAGCCAGCCGGGAGGCGGGCCAGGCGCACGATGTCGCCGTCCAGCAGGCGAGTGCCGGAAGACGGGGACCAGTAGGCGCGAAACACGATTTCACCACCAGCGGTGGTGTTGGTCGGAATCGGCTCCTGGAATTGGGTAGACGTGTAAACGGTCATGTCAATTCTCCGGTGAGAACAGGGCTATGGGGTCGAACGCCGATTAGGCGTTCGGATCCACGGCGTAGGTGTCAATGGCGATGCTGCTGACGTTCTTGGAATTGAACATCGGCCGCTTCACGTTCATGATCGTGTTGGTGGAAATCACCAGACGGTTGTTGTCAACGTCGGTGTATTTTTCCTCCCAGCCGAAGCGCAGGCCGTCGCCGGGAGAACCGAAAGCGGCAACCAGAGCCTGACGACCCATCAGGGACGCACGGGCAGCGGCGAGGTTGCCGCCAGCACCGTAGTCGCTGAACTTGATGATCTTGTTGTGCTTGTGCAGGATCGCGCCGCGATACTCGCCCAGGGCGCCGTTCACGATCGGGGACTTGTTGCCCAGATTGGTGGCCAGCGACTTCTGGATGTCCAGCCAGCCGCCGGTTCCGGTGGCGGTACGCAGGGCGTGTTCCTGGAAGTCGTGCATCACGATCACGAAGTATTCGCGGTTGCCCATCTTCAGGGGAACGACACGCTGGATGTCGGTCACGCCGCCGCCCATGGTGTTGGCCTTGGTGATCACCTTGTCCAGCACGGCCAGGCTCATGCCGTCAGTATTGGCAATGGTGGCCTTGGAGGTCGCGGAACCGCCGTAGACAATGTGGCTGGAGTCGGGAGCGGTCAGGCTGTTACCGGCGTAACCGGTGAACGTGGTCGGCTCAATGAAGTCGTCGTTGACGCCGCGGGCACCAGCCAGGTGCATGAAGCTGATCTCGTCGAACAGACGGGACCACCAGTCTTGCAGTTTTTCCTTGGCGATGGCGCCGAGCTCGTTGACAGTGCGCTTGCGGGTCATGCGACCGCCAGCGTCAACGGCGTGACGGATCTGGGTGACGGTGATGCTGTCGCTGTAGGAGCGCAGAGCCTCGGCGTTGCCTTCGAGGTTGTCATCTTCCAGCGTGGGGCGGCCCTTGAGCTGCACATACAGGTCATAATTGACCGTATCGCCATCGTCCTTTTCAAGATCGGTGACAAGCTGCATGGGGGTATTGGGGGTGCGGCTCTTGGAACCGGCTGCCATGAAGGTCGAACCCCAATAGGATCCGAAAATGGCGTCGTTGAACAGGGCACCAGCAAACAACTTCTTGGTTTGCGCGTTGCTAGTCCCGATGGTGGTCTGGCCCATCTTGAGTACCTCTCACTGAGTTATCGGTGAGGCACTCTTGCGCCAGTTGGCCGGGACTATTCCCTGCCACTCGAATTATCGCATCAGAGCGGATTTCCACCCTGATCTTGCGACCCTTGCGCTCAAGAATTGAAATGCGGTGGTCGCCTACCATAATCGTACCACCGATTTCAACGTCTCGAAACAATTTTGTTTGCTTTGCCATGGGTTTACCCTGCCAGGCTGTCCATGAATGCGTCCTTCTGCGCCTGCGACAACTTGCTGTAGGCCTCCTCGTAGGCGGGGCCGGACAAGTTCATCAGATGCGCAAACGGGCTATCGTCGTTATTCGGCAAGGCGGCCTGCATCTGCCCGAGCACGGGCGGGATGTCTGGGGCGGGCTTGGGCGTGTTCTTTGCGGCAGGCTTTGCTGCTGCTTGCGGCTTCGTCATCCCGGTCATGGCCCGGTAGGTGTCGGCAGCGATGCGGATGATCTCAGCCGGATCCTTGTCGGCGTTCTGCTTGAGGCCGGACGCGAACGCAATCGCCTGCTTCAGGCCTTCGTGGTGCTCGCCAGCATTGAAAATGTCATTGCCGGATTCAGCCAGGAAGTTTGTCGCCGCCTGATACCACGGATCGGACTGGACAGATGCTTGCTCGACAGCAACTTCCGACTGTGACAGCGCGGCCTGAGCCGTGGCCAGTTTGCCTTCAATGGACTCGATGTCACGCAGCGCGCGCCGGTATTCAATCTCGTACTTGGCCTGATTGATTTCGCCGTTTTCCAACTGATCGCCCAGCGCAATCGCCTTTTCTTCGGCGGCCTTGAGCTCAGCCTCAATACCGGTGACGGCTTCGGCATGGCCGGTCAGGATGGCTGACAGTTCTTCTTCGGTTGGGCCGTCAGCCTCGACTGCGGCTTCAGGTGTCGCATCGCCAGCATTCTCGCTCCCGGCGTCGGCATTACCGTCATCAGCAGCAACCTCTGCTGCTGGCGTGTATTCCTCGCCTCGCTCGATGGCATCCATCAGCTTTTTGTATTCGGCGAGGCCTTCCTGCTCGGCCGGGGTGAAGTCGCCTTCCATCGTGGTATCTTCGGCCGCCTTGGGCGATTCCTGATCCAGGACTTCGGGATTGTCGATTGCTTGATCTGTCATTGCATTGCTCCGGTCGGACTCAAAATGCGGTTGATGTTGCTTAGCAGGTCATCAACGATGCCTGCGAGGTTGGGGTTTGTGGATACCAGCCCGGCCGACGACATGGCGTCCTGCAAGGCCTGCATCTTGTCGCGAATGGCTTGTGCTGCCTGAGCGTCCGCACCTGCGTGCGCCTTGGCTGCGTCGGCCTCCAACTTGGAAATCTCGGCCAATATCTTGCGGTTGGTCATCTCGGCCTGGCGTTGCTGCTCCTGTTGCTGTTGTTGCTCGCGCTGCTGGCGCTGTTCTGGCGGCTCGTCCGGGTCCGGGGTGCCACTGACACGGCGCATCTGGGCCAGAATCTCAGCCTTGTTGGGCAGGTCGGTCAGGTCAACCGCCATTTCCACCATAGCCATGCCCATCATCGGGTTGCCGGTGTGCTGCGCTACCTGCCCGGCCACCTGAAGCAATTGCTCGGCCAGTGCTGCGCGGACGGTGGTGCGGTAATCCTGCCGGTCCACGATAAAATCGGCCTTGTTGCTGGTGATGTCCGTCTCGGGATTGCCGTCGTTGACCGACACAAACTCAGGACGGCCGCGCTCACCGGTCACACGGAACTGCATGGGCTCCGTCATGTACTGCTCGCACAGCGACAGCGCCAATTCGCCCTCCAACTGCATGGCCAGTGAATTGGACTCAAACAAATTGGTGGTGATGATCGTGCCCTGCTCCTGACGCGCCTGAATGGCGATGCCGGATGTGGCGTTGGTGGGCAGGCCCAGGTTCTCGCCGGTAACGCCGGACACCTGCCGGATGTAGGCGGAGTCCTGCATCCCAAACTCGACATGCGAGGCAGCCAGTTGGACGTTATCCACAACCTCCAACTTTGACCCTCGCTTGACCTTGATGATCGAGTCAGGGCGCGAAACCTCCTCCTCCAACTCGTTCCAATCGGATACGGCATCATCGTCAGCGATAACTCGGCGGGTGGAGAGCATGAACAGTGCCTTGTTGCGCCGTTTGTTCAGGTCGTCCTGCGGATCGCGCATGGAGCGGATGACGCCGTAGGCAGCGCCGTCACGGTCGTCGATGAACGCGATGCGGGGCACATACGGGAACCGGTTGTGCTGGTATGGACTGAGACCGGAGTGCAGGATATGGTTGCGCGTGATGATGGCGACGTGCATTTGCGGGCGGATGCTGTCCACCGGCTCAACCATCCCCATCTGGACCGCCTGAACATGGCGGGGATCCTGCGGGTTGAATACAGCGCCGACCAGTGCGCCTTCGCCTCGCAGCACCTTGACGCGCGTCGTCTTGCGATACCAGACCTCCCACAGGCGCACAGCCATGCGGCCCTCGCCGTAGCGCATCCGGTTCAGGGACAGCGCGCCACTGGCGCCGACAGAATGACCAGTGACCATGTAGGCCTCGTTCTGGACTTCCTGCTCCAGGTCGTCGCGTTCCTGGCACTCAGCTTCGATCAGATCGCGCTTGTCAGGGAACCACGCCGTCGCCTCCTCCTTGTCCACGATCCGGGTGCGGATGACGTAGCGGGCGTCGCTCATGTCGCTGCGGCGGCTGGTGCTGTCGCGGATGATTTCGCGCCAATGAACATCCTCGATGCAGATGCGCCACTCACCGGAGAACGGGTCCGGCCGGTAGGCGACCTCAGTCCATCCGCAGCCGACCTTGACCATCTGCTCGAACGCCGCCGAACGCTTCCATTGGACGTTGTTGATGTCCTCGATGTAGCGGACCAGCTTGGTCTTGCGGATGGCGGGCTCTACGTCGTCTTCGGACCGCGGAGCGATGCGCCAGTTAAACCGGGCTCGCTTCTCAGCGCCGGTAATCCACAGGATAGCGGGCTTGATTTCGTTGAATTGCAGGAATGACTGTCCGCGCTCCTCCAGCTCCGCGACCTCGCTCTCGCTCAGGCCCATGTATTGCCTGTCGTCGAAATAGTCGGCATCCAGCGCCATCTGGGCGCGTGATTTCGCTTGCAGCCATGTCTCGCGGTCGATGATGCTGCGCAGCCAGCACAACAGGTCGTACTCGCCTTCCTTCTGCGTCGGCAATACCTGCCGGTTATCGCCCGGCGCGGGCTGCATTTCGTTCATCGCGCGTCCACCAGAGTTTTACCGTTGATTTTGATGACCAGCTCTTGAAGTTCGGCCTGCCGCATCATGCTGTCGTGTTCTGCCTGGCCGTCATCGGGCGGGAACGCCACCAACTCGTCCAGATGGTTCAGCAGGATGTCGCCACACAGCCGAACATCGTGCTTGTTGGGAGATCCGTACATGGCCGTGGCAATGTCATGACACAACTGATAGAAATAAACACCCATACTTTCGCTTTCTGGTTCTTCCTCGTTCTCACGGACGCGCCATGCCTCGGACCGCGGGAAGTAGTAGGATTTGCCGAACCCGAATTGCCTCTTGCCGAACACCAGAAAGGCGTCCTTGTTGCCGTCCAGTGAGGCATTAACCAGAAAGGCGCGCAGATCGGCCTTTCCCTGCACTTCGCGGAAATTGGTCCCCAGCGTCAGGCCGGTTGCGGCAGCAGTCATTGCAGTTCCTCGATGCTGATTTCGTCGGGCTCGGCCTTCTGGATCACCAAGGCAGGCTTCAAGCCGATCTTGATCGTGATTTCAGGCGAGAACGGCATGGCGGCCAGCGCTGAGCAGCCGGAGAGCATCATCAGGATGACCAGGTAGCCGATGGCGTGGTATTTCATGGTGTCAGTCCTCCAGCAGCATCCAATCGTCGGCCAGCATGTCTGCCTGCGATGCAAGCCATCCAACAACGAGCGATCCGTCTGCCGTCTTCATCGCAATTGATGCGTGGGGCTTGTACTTCTCGCCGGGATTGTTGCTTGATGCTGGCGGTCTGACGGAAATAACCCCCATGACTTCGGCCGGGATCAGGTACAGCCACATACCCTTGCCATTCCACCCGGCACGACAGACGCGCCTTCCGCTTTTGAGCGCCTTCAGGGCATCTCCAAAACTCATTCCGTTCATGTTCTTCTCCAGTTCGCCGAACCCCGGCGCTTTTGCATGAAATTCTTCCCGGCGTCCTGTTTGGCGTCGGAGTGGGCGGTTTGCCCGAGTTGCCGCAATGCGTCGGCCGCTTCAGAGTGCCCACCGGTCTTGTCCGGTTCATCGCTCCAGCAGCCCATGCGGTCGTTCCACTTCTTGCGGTAGGCGGAAATGTGCGCGAGGCCTGCCTTGCAGTGCGACTCGTCGATCACCAGCGTCGGGAATATGTCGCGTGTCTGCTGGATTCCCCAATTCACATCCTGAATCCGGTCCACCGTGGCGAACCGTTGGCCGGGCATCAACTCCTCCAGCATCTGCCGGGGGCTGATGTTGCGGTTCTGTCCCTGCCGGACATGATCGGCGTCATGCGGCAGGTTGTGCGTGCCGAACACCACGCCCAGCGATTGCAACCACTGCGCTGCATGGCTGTATGGCTCGCCCCAGGCCTCGTAGAAGCGGATCAGCCGGCTCTCCCCGCCAAGGCGCTGCACAACCCATATCGCGGTGCCGTCGCTGTTGCCGATGTCCCAGTAGGTGTTGCATGGCACGTTCGGCAGTAGCGGAAGCGTGGCCTTGATGCGCCCTTCCTTGCGCGCGGCCGTCAATTGCTTCGTGAAGTAGCAGCCCTCGGTGCTGACCTGGAATGCCTCCTCCGGGTAGCTTGGATACTCCTGCCACATCTTTTCGTCTTCGCCCGAGAACTCGCTGTCGCGTGTGGCGACATACCAGGCCTTTTGCCGGGCGGTCAGCGTCGTGCCGGTGACGCTCTCGACCTGGGCGAAATACTCGTCGTCCTGCTCCGTTAGCAGCACGTCATCCGGATCAATCTGGTAGCCGGGCTCCTGCCACCACGGGAAGAAGTGGAATCGGTAATCTTTCACGGATAGCTTTTTCCCGGATTCAGCGGCCGCCATCGCGGCCTGCGTCAGCTTGTAGAACGAACCATCGCGCCCTTCCGCCGTTGATTCGATCACCAGCACACCGGTAGACGGAACGGCCGGGATTGAGCCGGTAATGACCTCCACAGCCTTGTCCGGGTACTTCGCGCAGATCTTGCCAAACTCGGATATATGCAGCCGGTGAATGGTCCCGGAGCGCATCGAGGTAGCGACGCGGATGCTGCTGTTGTTGTGACCGAATACCAGCGTTGAGGCGTTGTTGGCCTTCAGCGGCATCATCTGGCGCAATGCGTCGGGCAACTGGTCGTAGGCAAACTTCACCTTGTCCCGGAACAATGACTCGGCGGCTTCGCGGTCCTGGGCGATGATCCCGCAGCGTACGTTCTCGCAGAACAGCGCGGTATCCAGCCACAGTATGCAGATCAACGTGGAGAACCCGAGTTGCCTGGCTTTAAGAATGATGTTTCGGTGCCATAGGCGGCGGATGAACTTGCGCTGCGCCCGGTTGGGGCGGAACGGCATCACCAGCCCTTCCTTGTTCTTGTCCTTGTCCTTGTCCTTGTCCTTGTCGCCCTTGTCGCCCTTGATGATGATCTTGTACAGATACCCGCTGAATAGACGCCATTCCGGGTCTGCCAGACAACGGGCCATTTCTTCTTCCGTTGTCGGGATCAGCCAGTCGTCACCCTTATGCGTCGTCATCTGCGCCCACGTCATCATGGACAATCGGCAGCGTGTTGCCCTGGATGGCCTTGGCGATGGCCTGCAATGCGTTGTCTCCCGGTGTCGGCGCTGGAGTGATGTCGAACGCCTCGCGCTCCAGGTAGATCAAGTGCTTCAGGGTCTCGGCCAGTTTCTTCAGGCTGTCGATGCGCTGGGGCGTGGCGATGACTTTGCGGTACAGGTCGTTCAACTTGTCCACGCCCTTGTCATCGGGTGCGTGCATCAACTCGCCCAACTGGCCGAACAGGTCGGTATCGCCGGTCTGGGCCTCAAGTTCCTGCAACAGCCGCTCAACCAGTTCACGCTGGCGGGAAATGCTCTTGCGGTGGCTCAGCTTGACGTTGACGATGGCTTGGGCGGAGGCCTCGACCAGCTCGCGCTCGGAAATGGCCTTTTCGCTGCGTGAAATGCTGCGTGAATCTTCTTTGCGTGAAATCTGCTGGGCCTTTGCCGCGACCTTTGCGGAAATATCGCGCACCCAATCTTGCGCTTTTGCCCTGGACCTGATGGTCCCTTCTTTTGTGCCATGCTCCGCCGCAATCTCCCGCAGTGACTTGATCCCCGCGCAGTAGTCCGCCTCGACCCGCTCCCAATCAACCGGCTTGCGGGCTGCCACGGATCAAATCCCCGTGCGGTGACTGAACAACTTGAGCGCCTTGCGCTTTTCCTTGCTCAGCGGCAGGCAGCGACTGACGTTGCCGCGGTGAGCGAACACCAATGCCGCCATGCAGGCCGTCAGCAGCACCTGGGGCAGGGTCACGCACCTCTCGGCGCCCAGCAGGCAGAGCATGGCCTCGCCACCCGAGGCAAACACCAGGACAGCGGCAAACGCCGAAACCATGGGTTTGTGTCTGCTGGCGCCGCGCTGGTACGTCAGGAGTCGGAGGCAGATGGCCGCGCAGAGCAGGCCATTGATCAGGGCGAGGACGGAGATTGTCATTTGCGGCCATTCCGGATGGTGTCGATCAGGGAGGTGAGCAGTTTTCCGGAGCGCTCCCGCTCGATCAGTCCGTTGAGCAGCAGGATGCAGGTCACGCCGTTGAGGATGGCAGCAACCACATGATTAGTCAGGCTCAGGGATTCAGCGGTCCAGTCTGCACACAGATAGCTGATGGTGGTCCCGCAAAACAGGTAGGCGACACGAACCAGCCAGTGGTACTCGATGGCGGACAGCACGAACACGGCAGATCCGGCAAAAGCGCCAAGCAGGACAGCGACATCAAGCGGGAACGTTACGGACGCAATCGTGACGGACAGCAGCCCGGTGGAGCCGGCTTTTGCTCCGCTTGTTGCCGTGATGGACATGCGCATGACCTTGTGGGGAATAAAAAGCGCCGGGCTAGAACACAACCGGCGAAACCACGGTTTTAGCCGTGGCGAGGGTCTGAAACGAAAAAGCCCCGCACGATGGCGAGGCTTTTTGGTGAAATTGTGTTGCTGGCATAGTACGACCAGCATGGGGATAAATTAGTCGCATTGTTGCAATGCGTCAAGCAACTTCAGCCACTGATGCAGCGGCATGTCCCGGTGACTGGCGCTATCAACATCGGCCAGCCACTTGCGGACGGTGCGGCCATCGACTCCAAGCAAGCCGGCGGCGGCCTGTTGGGTCAGCCCTGCCGATGCGAGCAGGGCGCGGAGGTTGGCGGGCGTGTAGCCCGCTTCGGGAAAGTTCACCACCCACCAGGCAACAAGGTTTCGCTCACGTCGCCGGAGGCTATGTGGCAAGTTGCTATCCACGTTCCCTCCGAATCTTCAGCGTCATCTGAATCAACGAACGGAGCATAAACGTACTGCCCCTGAATCCAAGCCAGCCCAACATCTACAAACTTTCCTTTTTCGGCGAACCGGCGCTCAGCGCGCGCCATAGCCGCACCATCGCGGCTGAATTGAACGACGCTCATTATTCGTCCTCCTCGCCAAACTTCTCCTCCAGCGCCTTGGCGATGGCGGCCGCACCGCCCTCGACCATCTGATCCGCATCGCACAGGCCATCCAGGTATTCGGCGTACCGCAGGTAATCGCCGCCATGCTGCGCCAGTTCATCGCGGGTCGCGTATTCGACCCAATCGCCCGCGCTAAAAATGTTGACGCAATCCAGGTTTTCGCAGTCATGCTCAATCTGGCTCAGAGCCTCACGGGCGTCTTCGGTGGCGGTCCCGACCCGGTTGCTTCCGTCCCATTCGTCATCTGCTCCGGCATAGTAGCGGTCCAGCAGCGCGCGAAACTCGGCGCTCTCCATGTAATTGCGCAGGGAATATCCTGCCGTGATCGGGCGCAGGCTGATGCGGCGGTCAACGCCGTGCCAGACTGATGCCGGTACGCCTCCCCCGATGTCGCCGCTGGAGTAAGCGAAAACATAGCCGTTATTGAGTTGCAGGTACGCCGGTTGCGGCTGGCACTGGCCGTCGTACTGGCAAAAAACGGGAGCCTTTCCGGCCGGGATGTCGATGCGAATTTCCATGATGTTTCCCTCATCGGCAGGTCGTTATTGCCTGCCTTCTGATTCTTATACTAGGCCCGTTGCGGGCCTATTGCAATAGGGTAAGTGAATTATTTTTATGCGGCCTCCGTCAGTCCCCTTTCCAGCAACTCCGGGGACAAAACAGACTCGGCCCGTTGCTCCAGGTCATCCAGTTGCGCAGCAATGCCCTTGCGCCAGCGATACAGCGTCGCCCGGTGCTTTTCCCCGCTCTCCATCAATTTGGTCTTGATCCCGCGGCGAAACGCCACGCAGGCCCACATCCAGACGCAAACCCTGCGGAACTTTGACGGCGCCGGACTGTCCAGCATGTCGGCCAGCTCGTTGATAGCTGCGGCGCGCTCCCGGTCATCAGCCCCGTACTTTGCTACCAGCGCCAGGAATGTCATGCGGTCGGTCCGACGCTTGATCAGCGAGCGCGTCATCGCATCCTGGGCCAGCCGCTCGATGGTTGTCAGCCGCTCCAGGGGCTCTGGCTTGCTCGTCAGCTCCTCAGTAAACCCGGATCGGTAGTCCGACTGCCAGGCCGCCGGGCGGCAGGTGCTGATCCGGTCAACGCTCATGGCCAGGGCCACGGCCTGATGTTCATTGCGGTAGATTGCTGTCATGCTCGTTTTCCCCTCTAAACGCCTCACCCGTCGCCAACCATCGACACCCGCACATGCTGATCGGGCATTTGTCGTAGCCCGGACAATCGTCTTCGCTGGCTGGCGTCCGCAATCGTGCCGGGGTGAATAAATCCAGTTGCTCCTCGGTTATAACGCCCATACCGACACCTCCACCGCCCCGCCTTTGACCCGCTCCAGGCTGTCACCCAGCAGCAGTAGTTTGATCTGGTTGTCGCTGGCAATGACCCCGGCGTGCGCCAGCGCGTCGAATGTCGCCTTGAGCGTGTTGTCGATGTCTCGCTCACGGTTGTCCGGGAAAAAAATCTTGATTACCGCGCAGACAATCCCGCCGTACCTGTTTCCGCCGATCAGCGCCTTGACGGCCCCAATGTACGCCAACGCCCGCTCGGACCGGCAGCGGCCACGGATGCGCTTGCCGTTTTTGACGTAGATGCGCGGCTCCCAGTAGTGATTGACGCTCGGCGGCAACGGCAGCAAAACGTCGCTGATCAGGGGATATTTGCAGGACTGCGTAACAGCCGTTTTAAGCGCGTCCGTCAGCGGGCCGGTACATCCGGGCTCGATCGTTGCTTTAGCCGCCTTCCTGATGCCGTTCCGCTCGGGTTTTGGCGCATTCTTGGCCCTGATCCGGCTCTTGAGTGCGCGAAATTCGGATTCTGTGAGTCTGGCACTCATGCTGCCTTCCTCGATTCGCCATTGATCAAGATCAGCGCCCTGCGCTTAATCTCCTCCGCCCATTCCGGCGACTGATGCCGAACCGTCTCCATCGTCGCCTTCCCGCCATCGGCCACGCACTCCGCCCGATAGTCCAGCCACAACTCACGGCCAACCTCGCAATACCGGCCAGACATCGGGTGGCAGCAGGTGGCTCCGATGACGGAGGCGTGATTCAGCAGGGACTCGTGGGCGGGGGTCATGCTGCCACCACCCGCCCCAGACCGGAGCACAGAAGCGCCGCATGATTTTTCTTGCCGTAGGCAACGAGGCAAATCGGAGCGCCAGAATTGAACGCCGCCTTTGTGCCGTCCACGCGATGGAAATGCGGGCGTCCCTTGATAAACAGCACTGCATCAGCAACACCCCAGACGCACTCATAAAACATGGCGGTTTCAGTACGCGCCGGGATCAGCACAATCCCATCGCCATGGGCGACCATCTTGCGCATCCATTTGATCGCCTCACGACCAAACGGCGGGTTGCACCAAACGCGGCCCTCCCACGGCAGCGCCAGGCCGTTGTCGTTGATGTTGTAATGGCGCGCGGCCGTATCCCACGGTCGGTTGATGGGCGAGCACGGGTCAAGGTCGAACGCGCCAAGTGCCCGAAGAATCTCCGGCGGCGTCAGCCATTCGTCCGAGCCCATGACGGGTGACTGGTGGCCAGAAAGCGCGAGTGATGTTTTCATGCCGCTTCCTCCAACGCATCCAGGATCAGTTGCAGCGCATCCGCCTTGACATCCGCAAACCACATCTTGTCGCCAAGATGCCGCATCAGCCTTCCCACATCGGCCTGCGCCGGGATAGCTGTGTCGTAAAACTCAGCACCGTCTCTCTTGAAAATCAGGTATCCGCCGTCGCGTTCGACCGTCACCATGATCCCGCTCCCCCTTCGATGTTCTTGAACCGGAAACACCCGCCGTCAAACATCGTGCGGACGACTCCGATTTCGCCATTGCGGCTTTTCGTGATGATCAATTCGGCAATGCCCTTGTCCTGGCTGTCCGGGTTGTAGACTTCATCCCGGTACGGCATCAGCACCATATCCGCGTCCTGCTCGATTTCGCCGGAGTCGCGCAGGTCGGACATCATCGGCCGCTTGTTCGGGCGCATTTCGACGCGCTTGGAGAGTTGCGACAGCATCAGGAATGGGCAGTGATATTCTTTCGCCAGATCCTTCGCGGCGCCGGAGCAAGCCCCGATTTCCCGGTTGCGGTTGTCGCCGTATCCGGATGCGTGCATTTTTTGCAGGTAATCAGCCATGACCATCATCACCCCACCGTATTCGCGTTTGATGCGACGCAGGAAGGCAGACATCTTTTCGGGTGTCAGGCCGCCCTTGTCGCAGATGATCAGGTTTGACTGGCCGATGACTTGCATTGCATGTGTGGCTTTTGCCCATTGGGTGTCGTTCATTTGCCCGCGCTTGGTGGTCTGGTACGGAACGCCGGAAATGGATGCCACAAGCCGGTCCGTCAGTTGCGCCTGCGGTTGTTCCATCGAGAACACGACAATCGGCAGGCCGCCTTCACGCATGTTGGTCTGGCAGAAGTTCATGGCAAGGGTTGTCTTGCCCATGCTGGGGCGCGCCGCGATGATGACGAGGTCGCCCGGCTGAAATCCGTCGGTCATTTCGTCCAGCTTGGCGATGCCGCTGGGGATGCCCGACAACTGCCCAGGCATCCGCTCCCCTGCTTTCTCGATACGCTCAGCCGCCTGCAAGGCCATTTCCCGGCCCGTAACGCACGGAAGTGCGTCTTGGCCCGCCCCGCCGTCGATAATGCCTAGAATCGCCTTCTCTGCGGCTTGCAGCATGTGTTCCGTGTCTTTCCCGCCTTCCTGGATCATGTCCATGATGTTTTCGGCGGCGACCAGCAGGCTGCGCTGGATGGAATACTCGCGGATCCGGCCAGCGTAGGCCGTCGCGTTGACTGTGCTGGCCGGTGAGTTGCGCAGGATGTCGGACAGGTAGTCCTCGCCTCCGGCACGGTCCAGCAGGTTGTATGCCCGGAGGGAATCCAAAACCGTCAACGGATCCACCGGCTTGCCAGACTGGTACATCCGGCCGATGGTTTCAAAAATGGCCCGGTGGCGCGGCAAATAGAAATCATCCTTGGCCAGGACGTGCGATACCTCGTCCCACGCATCGGACTCGCTCATGATGCTGGCAATAACCGCTTGCTCGATCGAGATGCTGTAGGGTGGCTTCTTGCCTTCTTCGATGCTCATGCCAGCGACTCCCGAACTTTGCTCATGTACTTGCGGGCGTTTGCTGCCATTTCAGGTGTGCGTTCCGGCAGGACAGGAGGTTGATATTCGCGGTAGGCGGGTGACTGAGTAATCGGGACGATGGAAGCGGTCTTGCCGGGTTGTTCGAGCTTGATCCAGTTGACCAGCAGGAATTCCCATATATTTTGCCGGTTGGATGTCCCGTTGTGGTGGATCTGGAACTTCGCCAGAACTTCATCGGTGAATCGTTCGGCAGGAATACCAGCACGCATCAGGAGGGCCGGAAACTGGTCAGACGGTTTCCAGGTGACGCTCATCGTGACTGGCTGGTTGGCGCGTTCGTGTCGAGTGATGCGTTCGAGATATTCCTGGCTGTCAGTAGTAGCAGTTTTGGCGCTTGCGCCTACTACTGACGGTTCTTTGATGGTTCTATTACGGTTAGTCGGCACGTCGTGCAGGTCTAGACCTGCACCAGATGCCGCAACCCCTGCACCAGATGCACCCCCTGCACCAGATGCACCCCCTGCACCAGATGCCGCATTAGATGGGGTAATGGTGTAGAGATTGCTCTTGTTGAAGCGCCGCCGAACCGACAAAAACCCCTCGGCCTCCAGCCATTCAATAGCGTTCCTGATGGCTCGTTCGGACAGGCATGTGCGCTCAACCATGCGCGGCACGGACGGCCAACAGACACCATCATCATTGGCCTGATCGGCCAGAGAAATCAGCACCAGCTTTTGCGTCGAGGACATGCCGGAAAGAGCCCAGCAGGCGGAGAGGATATGCGTACTCATGCTGCCGCCCTCCATTCCAGCACCATCTTGATGCGACTGCCGATCCACGCCATGCAAGGGACCGCCATGCTGTTTCCGAGAGCCTTGTAGCGGGGTCCGTCGGCAGCGGTCTTCAGCCTTCCCTCCTTGTCGCCCTCGCAGTTCGGACAGCCGTGTTTTCCAAGAGAAACGTGGAATCTGTCGCCACAGCACTCATACCATTCGACCAGCGTGTAATCGTCCGGAAACCCCTGTAAACGCTCACACTCGACGGGAGTCAGGCGGCGGACGGCCATTTCGTGCTGCACATAGCTCGTCTGCTTCATTCCGGGTTGCGCCGCGAGAGCTCCGACTATTGCCCCGTCGCCATTCACCAGCCGAACTTCGTTTCGCGTGTTTTGAGCAAAAGCCACAATCGGCTGCCCACCACTCGACCCGCATCCCATCGCGTGCGTGCTTCCGTCCGTGCTGCTGATCGGGTCTTGGGTGGGGTGAAAAACGATCGGGGCTTCGTGATTGCAGGTGATCGCAGGACTGCGATCACCTGCAATTTCCGCCCCGCCTTGGCCGTGGGCCATGCAGATCAAATGTCCGGCCTGTCCTTGATTGTCGTCTGCACCACACGTTCCAACGCCGTTTGCAGTAAGGGCGGCAACTGTCGGCCCCTTGCCTCGGCGCGGCGGAGTATCCCGGCGCAGGCTGTCGAACTCAAAAAGTACCTGCGCTGGATTGAACCCGCTTCGAGCACTTGCGACAACGAACACACGGCGGCGGCGTTGGGCCACTCCGAAATATTGGGCGTCCAGAACGCGCCACGCGACTGTTCTCTTGGGTCCAAACACACAACCAGCGTTCGGCCATTTGCCCCCTGGCGGCTGGAGATCGCAATCCTCCCCGGAAAGAGCGCCAAGAAAGCATCCGAATGCGTTTCCTTTGTCGGAGAGGACGCCGGGGACGTTTTCCCAGACGATGACGGCGGGATCGTCGCCGCGATCGACTCGAACATGGTCAATTGCATCAGCAAGCTCCACGAATTTAATGGTGAGTTGGCCGCGCGGGTCGTTGAGGCCTTCGCGCATACCGGCCACGGAAAAAGCCTGACAGGGAGTGCCGCCCACCAGAACGTCAGGCGCTGCGGCTTTGCCGGTCAGCACCAACTTTGGCAACTTGGTCATGTCGCCAAGGTTCGGAACGCTGGGGTAGTGATGGGCCAGCACAGCAGCCGGGAATGGCTCAATCTCGGCCATCCATGCCGCACGCCAGCCGAGTGGATGCCAAGCCACAGATGCGGCCTCGATGCCGCTGCAAACAGATCCGAATGTCGTCATGCCGCCATCCCCCTAGCCACCGGACACGAATACTCCTCGGCCTGGAACTGCGGCCGGTAGCACTCGCCGCGAATGGCGCTGTTGCAGGTGCTGGTGTGCGGGCAATCCTGATTTGCCGGGATCCGGCCCAGAGCTATCCGGCGCAAGCGGTCACGGTCGGAGCGGCTGGTTATGGCCTGTGTCTTGCCGCAGGCCTCAGACAAGCATTCCGCCTGCCCGGCCGTTACATGGATGCGCAGGGCGTGATGCCCGCAATGTAGACAGATCATGCTGCTGCCCTCTCCATGCGCGACCGGTACATCCGGCGAATATTGTTTGCCCATGGTGTCGTTATGCGGCCAGCCCGCCGCCAGACCTTGATGCTGGTCATGCTTACAGACAACTCCCGAGCAAGAGCCGCAAACGAATCGCAGCGCATCAGGTGCATGGCATCTTCCACACTCATATCCTCCGGGATTTCCACAACCCGATCCAAGGGAGCCGGAGGGTTATTGAGATGCTTCGCCAGCACGGCATCGCAAAGATCCTCCAGCATTTCGGCGCCAGTAATGCCACGCAAGGTAGAGCCGTGCATCCGCATCGCCAGAGCGTGATTCGACGCCTTGGCTACCATCTGACCTGTCTTGGTTTTCTCAAAGCTGCCAATGGCCCTAGCTGCCCGATCCAGCAGCCGACCCATGCGGACAACAATATCCGCCTGCGCATCACTCATGCCGTGGAAGCCAGCAGCGCCCATCTCAGTCATGAGGTCGTCGGCTTGTTCGCCGATCTCAAAAATCGTGGTATGATTGCTTTGCATTCTTCTGCTCCAGTAGTTGTTTGCATGAGCCCCTGTTACCGCAGGGGCTTTTTTATTGGTGCCGATTGTAGGAATCGAACCCACGACATCCTGCTTACAAGGCAGGCGTTCTCCCAACTGAACTAAACCGGCGTGTTAAGTTGCGGCGGGTGACTCGAACACCCGACCCAATCGGAAATACATCCGCTTGCTCTCCCGTTGAGCTAGAACCACAACCGGCTGGACACTGGACTACGTAATTGCAAGTGCGCACATGCAATCCTCAGCCGCCAATGCCCATGCGGTTGTGTGCCTGTTGACCGGTCAGGCTCCGGGCTACGCTGGGCGGACCTTTGCGTGGTCTCGACGTTGCTCTGTGTTTCGACAGCGTTGCCGCTGGATTTCCCGACAGATACAACGATCAGCGCCCTGCCGTACTTGTACGGGCCGCCATGGTTCGGACCCAGGGCGCTGATCGTTGGGCTGGTTACGCCAGCCACTCGTCCGCTTCACGCCTCCCCCGCATCCCTGCCAGTGAGTCCGGGTTGGACAGATAACGCTGCGACTGCCGGTGATGCTGTCCGTTGGCTCTACCGGCCTACCGTGTTGCTCCTTGGCATACCCCACTACAACTCATTGCGGCCACTGGTCGTCGTCATTGGCGCGGCGGACC